GTGGTGCAACACCCGTTGCTGCTCAAGCTGGCAGCTGCGGATTACGGGTGCTAAGTCCTCCGTCACGGGAGGCATGCCTAAGGGCATGGGGCTGCCGCGTTGCGCGGGTCCCGAAGGCTGAGGCCACTTGATGTGTCCTCGGCCTTTTAGGCTACCCCGCGCGTGTGTTCGATGAGGCCTCTGGGTGTCTCTCATTCCACGCGTGAAATCGCTTAAGCAACGGTTGCCTGGGTTGCTAGGTGGGCGTGAGTCGCCCGCCCTCGGGTTGTAAGCAAACTGATACGTCAGTAAGCTACATGAGCGCATCTAAGAAGCGGTTCATCCCTGGACTTTGTATCTGGCGGTATGGGTCGCAAGAAAAAGGTGCGCATCAGCCGAAAGGCAAGCAAGAAGAAGTCAAACAAGGCTTCAGTGAAGCGGAGCAAGCGGTCAAAGCCGCGTGTAGCTCCGCTGGTCAAGTCGATGTCCATTCCGGCGACTCATTCGTCCGTGATTGGGTGGCGATCCCCTCAGTTCGTTCATCGGGGGACGCGGGGAAATCGGCGCGGTGTCCGTATTGTCAACACTGAGATGGTTGACAGCGTGGTTGGATTTTCCACGTTTGCGGGAGGGTTGAAGCAGTATTCGCTCAACCCCGGCATCGCTGCCTACTTCCCCTTTTTGTCCACCATCGCGGCTGCTTATGAGCAGTACACGATGCATCAACTTCGGTTCTGGTATATTAATAGTACCGGGACCGCGACGCCGGGTAATATTATCCTGGCGCCGGACTATGATCCGCGTGATGGAGATTATTCCAACGCGGACATCACTGAGCAGGAGTTGACTGCTTTCCAGGACCGTGAGATTGGGACGCCTTGGGCGCCTTTCTCCATGGCCATGGACAAGTTGGATATGTTTCCGATGGGTCCACGCAAGTATGTGCGCGGGCAATCCACGGAGACGACCCAAGACAGGCGTACCACGGATGTTGGTACACTGCTTGTGGCTGCCTATGAGGCTGCTGCAGACAACACGAAGTTTGGGAAGCTGTTTGTGTCGTACGATTGTGAGTTCTTCGTACCGGCGCGGGATGCCTCCCCTGCTTCTCCGCTGCTGGTTGGTGCCGGCTATGTGTTTAACACAGTTGCCGACACCACCACCGCCGCTTCTGGGGTGAATTTCAGGCTATTTGTGTTGGCCGAATTGCCCCTTGTCAATGGTGATCAAGCGTTTCTTCCAGATGCGTTTGGAAATATCACCTTGTCGCGCGGCTGGTATGAGGCGACGTGTGTGTTGTCATTGAGCAACAGCGCTGGTGCTATGTCTCGTGCGGACATCGCTGGGTACTTTGACGGGAGTATCATTGCGGGTTCCACGCAGACGAACAGACCTTCTGCTACGTCATACGTGATTGAGAATAC